CGGGAACGTCAAATGCGTAAATGAGACGTGGTGCAATCACGTTGCCTCGATACGCATTCTGGGAACGCCCACCTGCGATGATTTCCGTTCCTGTGGCGATCTCCGTCACAGTACCGGGGCCGTCAGTTACGACAGCGAACTCACGCTTCGGACCCTTCAAAGCCCCGTCACGCGCCATATTGCCACCTTCGAGGATCTTCTCAAGCAGCGGATGCCACTTTACGAATAACTCGGAGTATGACGGCATAAGCTCATTAAGAGCAGTTGCCAATACGTCAGGGCTGATACCCATAACTATCTCCTACGGTTAGAATTTAGCACTCTGAGTGCTACCTCATTGCGATGGTCCTTCAAGGTCGAAGCCTTTCGTCCATCTACAGCAGACTGTTCAGCAGACCGCACTGGAGTGGTGGCCCCTGATGTGATCCGTGCCCCTGCTCGTGGGGCTGGAGGGGCGCTCTTCGTCCCCTTAGCGAACTTCAATGCGTAGGAGTCAGGTACACCGTCTGCCTTCGCCTTCATCGCAACAACTAACGCTTCAGCAGGGAGCTTTACGGCCTCCGCTGCCGAGGATAGGTCCCACCCTTGATCCAACAATCCAGCGAACGCCTGTCCTAGCTTTGAATTATTGAAGATATCTGGGTGCTGCTTTTGGAACCAAGCAGAGTATTGCTTGGCCTCCTCCTCAATCTCGACCTCGATGCCCTTCTTGAAGGTATCGTATTCGGTCTTCATCGTGTTGTGGGAGCCCTCTAGCTCACCGTACTTGGACTCCCACTCTGCCATCTTGTCCGTGTACTCTTTGATGCGGGGGTCTTCCTGACCACTCAACAACGCATCGTACAGGGACTGAGTCCGAGACGACTGGGCGTCATAGTGGGACCGCAACTTCTCGCCCCAGGGCTGAAGAAGCTCTGGGAGCCCAGAGTGCTCCCCATCCCACTCGCCCCAACCAAACTCTTCCGCTGACGGGAAGGAGATAGGGGCAGCCTCAGACGGAGCCGCCTCCGTTGGAGTAGATTCATCTGAAGAAAGGGAGTCTCCCTCAGACTTTACAGCCTCTGTTCCCTCCGAAGAGGGGGCTGCTTCAGCGGGAGTTTCCACAACCGGGGCCGCCTCTACACCACCGGTGGCTACCCCTACCTCGGATTCTTCGTTCATTTCTTATCTCCCTTTAAGGCTTTTCCCGCAGCCTTTAGTCTCAAAATAGAAATCTTCATACCCGGAGTCTTCTCCTTCGGGCTCTTCGCCCCCACCGGCATCAGTGCTTCGAGCCCCGGAGGCATGCCCTCATCCGGTTCTTCGCCTTCTGCTGGTGGCTCCTCTGATGGTGGCTCTTCCGTGGGAGGCTCTTCCGGTGGAGCTTCTTCTGGAGGGGCCTCTTCAGGCTGGGTCATGACAAGGTCGTACCCAGTCTCTGACAACATCGCGCGAAGCTCCTCCTCCGTTTCCGGTGGGCTCTCCTTGAGCTTAGCGAGTAAGTCTTCCATCATTGGCATCTTAGTTATCCCCGACAAAGGTGTAGCAAAGAAAAAATTTTACGTCAACGCTGCGGAGGCTCTTTTTGCTTTCCGTTTCGTGCGTTGAGTCTGTCTATCCTCAAAGTCACGGAAGCCATGTTGCTTCGCTCTGGACTCTGCTTTCTCTCGAACGGTGTCTTTGTGTTTCTGCCATTTGTCAGATCCGGCGCTGAGAATCTCCACATCAGGATGCTCGCGTTGGTACTTGTTCCACTCACCGACAGAGTCGAATGACTTGCCCACTTGCTTTACTACCAACGGCTTGGATGGCATGGGTCCGATAGTTGCCACCGCACTGATGATGGTTCGCATCTGTCCTTCGCAAGATGGACATATTATCTGCTCCTTCTCTTGGAGAGACACGATGATGTCGTGAAAGAAACCGCAGTCTCCGAGGCATTTGAAATCGTAAATCGGCATTACTTCTCCGGCGTCTCTGATAGCTGCTGCTTGAGAGCCTCCCTACGAGCCTCCTCCCTGCGCTTGCCCATCTCTGTCTCGATCGTAGGAGGAGCCTCCCCATCGGGGTGTCCGTACTTCTCCCACATCCAAGGCATCCCCTGGTACACCTCCAAGAATGCACCTCGATCCTTATCTCCAGGCTGTGGGAGATCTATCATATCTTCAATATCTGCCTTGGGGGCTTTAGGCTCGGTAGGCTCGGTAGGCTCTGGCATTACTTACTCATCGGGGGTGCGGGCATACCGGGACCACCCGCTGGCATGGGCATCGGTGGTATCTGTTGCTCAGTGCCCGGAGGCATCGCCCCCGTTGCCAAGGTGTCCTGACCAGGGGGACCGGGGGGACCGGGGGGACCGGGAGGTGCTCCAGGCATACCAGGCATACCAGGCATCTGGGGTGGAGCAGGTGGCTTCGGTGGAGCTACGATATCCCGTAGTTGTAGCAAGTCGAGGAGCTTCATTACCAACTTCTCTTGGTCTACGATGGGGGACTGTTGTAGCATCGGCAGGTACTGCTGTAGCTTCTGTAGTTGGACGAGCCTGTGATTCTCGGTTGGAGAATACGGGATGGCCACATAGTCGTAGTCCAGGGAGCCCTCTGCTGGATTCTTGGAGGGCCTCATCTTGAGGGATTCACGGGTGACCTCAAGTACCTGCTGACTGTCCGTCAATCGGATGGGTAACTCCGTATCTTCCGACAGGAACTCTTCGTACAACGCTACGACTCGATCTGCGAGCCCCACGATGGTGTCTTCTGTCTGCTTGATCCGCTTCCCGTTCCGAGTACGGGTGGCTGTATCCGCAAGTGCTACCTCGGTAGCCACGTCAGCCACACCGACAACGCCACGGGAGTATTGCGGTATGCCAAGAATAAACTCGATAACTTGGTTGCACCTGTCCCGCATATTACCGAAGGATGGTATGGACTGGGGGACTGGGGTAGAACCGATCAAGTCCCTCAGTGGGGCGTTCGCCTTACCCTGTACCTCCACCATACTGCCCGGTCCATCTGCGTCGATGAGAGCTGTGAGTAGGTCTTCGGGATTGTCCACCATAGACGAATTCACCAGCATGATCGGATTCGAGCTATGGGCGTGCCACAGTTCGATGGTGTCGATGGCGTTGAGTCGCTCTTGTAGAGACTGCACCAGCTTCACGTCGGATAAGCCCCCCAGGTCGGTCATGTTGTCGTTGAACGTCAACAGGATGAACGGGTTGCGGACATACCGATACGGCAGCGCATCCTCAAAGAGGGGCTCCTCTACGTCATCGAGAACGTGGTAATACTTACCGTCTCCCTCGAAATCGTAGACCTCGTAGACCGTGACCCACTTGTAAACCTCCTGGGAAGCCTCGTTGAGCATGGCCTTGTTCCTGGCGTGGTCCCTCAGCCAAGAAGGGTATCCTCCGAACTGGACCTTCTCTGCCACCTTGGCGTTGTAGGTGGCTCCCTTCCTACCCTTACGCTTGGTACGAGCCTTGAACTCTGCTTCGGTGAGGACCGTGACCTCGATGAAGTACCGGATATCTTCCCACTTGGCGGCGCTCATATCGAAGAAGGCTTGTCGTGGGTCTAAGGCGTAGAGGTCTGCGGTCTCTTTCTTGAAGTTCCACACTGCCTTCATGATCCCCCTGCCAGAGATCGCAGCGTGGGTAGCCGTTTTCCATAGGAGGGTGTGGAGGTCATTGCGACTGAACGTGTCGTTAACCAGGGCTTCTCGGAACTGGGCTGCGTCTCGTAGTGCCTTCCTACGAGCCATCACGGTGACCTGGGGATTCTGGGGACAGACGTTCGCGATCATCGTATCCACGTAGGCGTACGGATAATTCGTCTGGAAGTTGATGGGCTCATCGATATCAGACGACGTGCCATCAGGGGACAGAGCCCCAGTAGGGTAGCCGCTGGAACCTTTGGAATCCCAGAACTCCGAGAGATACCAAGAACGCCACTTGTCCCAGTCCTTACGTTCGTTCGTGGACTTGGACTTGTGGGTCTTGATGATGCCCTGGATCTGTTGATGCGTGAGAGCCACGTTGTCTCCTTACTTCTCTGGCAGGGCTTCTGGTGAGAGGCCGCTCAACTTGCGGAGCATGGCAACCTGTGCTGCCTGCATAGACAAAGGCATTTGGTGCCATTCACTCTCGCCATAGTGCCCACCCGCAAGGCGTTGCAAAAGTTCCCGTTGTGTCTCGCCCATCCAATCCGGGGGATTGAGGGCTAGTTCATTCAACTTCTTCTGCATCGGGGCAGTGATGCCTGATGTTCCGAACTTTACGTCTTCCTCTAAAGGAACCAAATTACGTTTGGCAGAGATCAAATTACTGAACCTCTGTCGGAAAATACCCTGTTGCCTAGGGGGATATTTAGAAATAATTTCTTCCAATTCTTCGGTAGTTTCAACGGGACTGTTCTCTAGGAAATTTTCTATGGCCGAAGGAGTCTTTGGCAAATCATCTTCTTTAAGTGAGGCAAATTTCTCCTTCACAGACGGGGTATCAGGAGTTCCCGCAGGAGTTCCCTCTGGAGTTCCCTCTGGAGTTCCCTCTGGAGCCACGGCATCTGCCGCCTCACCTTCAGGGACAGGAGTATCAACTCCGGTTTCAGGTGCGGGTGTTGCTGCCTCGGACTGTAAAGGCATGCCGTATTCATCTACAGGTGTGGCCGGTGTATCCGGTGCAGCACCGCCCTTCTTATACCCTGTCCACGCAGAGCCCCCTGATGTGGTATCGAGTTGTGATGTGATGGCTCGATGGGCAGCAGATCCCTGCTCAATCTTACGACCAGTCTCAGACTTACCCTTCACCATGGGACCAGAGACAACGGTGATGTTACCCTCCGTGTCCTTTTTGTAGGTGTAGGGATCTCCCTTCACCTTCCAGGTCTCCGAACCATCCTCTC